AGATCAGCGTTGGTTTGGAGCGCTCCAAGATTCGTACCGGGAACACTTTGGGATTCCAAAGCACTTTCCGCTCGATATGCGGGCGTTCTGGAAAAATGTTGTTCAAATCGTCGGTGGCAACAGAATCACTTTCGTGCCAAAGAATGCTGTAATTGAGCGTTCAATTGCGATCGAACCAACTTTGAATTTGTTTCTTCAATTAGGAGTCGATGGTTATATCCGCCGCCGTTTAAAACGATGGGGAGTTGATCTAGACCACCAAGAGAAGAATCAAGAGTTGGCCCGACGGGGATCGATAGATCAATCATTTGTTACAATTGACTTATCAAGCGCATCAGATATGATTGCGCTGAAGCTCTGTGAAGTGCTTCTCCCTGATTGTTGGTACCGCTACCTGTGTGATCTAAGAAGCCCTTCTGGTTTCTTCGATAAGCAGACCTCAATGTTTTATCAAAAGGTCTCTTCAATGGGTTGCGGCTACACATTCGCACTGGAGTCTGCAATCTTCGCGTCCATAGTTTTTGGCGTGTTGAAAGCGATCAAGGGGTCAGTCAACCAAACAGACTTCGCAATTTTCGGCGACGATTTAATCGTACCGAAAGAGGTCTGTGAGGAAGTGATAACACTCCTTGGCCATTGTGGTTTTCGCGTGAATACAAAGAAGTCCTTTTTACAAGGATTTGTACGTGAATCATGCGGAACTGATTGGTTCCACGGCAAGCCTTTGCGTCCAGTATTCCTCGAAAATTCCCCGACGAGTGTGATGGAGCTTTTTAACGATGTAAATCGTTTGAAACGTATCCTTTCTCTTCGTTTTGGGTTAGAGGAGTCGAAAACTGTGAATTTGATGAGCCAGTGGATCCCCGATTGTTGTAGGGATATCATTGGACCTCTATCAGACCAGCAGTTCGATTCTCACATACATAGTGCCGATCACAAAAATGGCCGGTATAAAAACTGTATGTGGGTGTACCAGCGCCTCGTCGTTCGACCCTTGAAGTATCGCGGTAACAATTTCCTTTTCAGGAAGCTGATGCACGATCTAAGAGGTAAGAAAGACGAGGTACTGTTCCTAGAGCCACACCTCTCTGTAAGAAAGAGGATAG